TGGAATCTTGCCACGATGAGATTCAGAGTTCCGACGTCGGGCAACTGGGCTACGAAACCCGTTGTTTTCGCTCACGCGCCGTCGCCATTCCACATGGCGCTCGCTGGTCCATGCGGCCCTGGTGCGAGCAGTCGCATCAACGCGCTTCCGGATGTGATCCGGTGAATGCACGCGACCAGCGTTGCCGTGTGGTTTCATTACCACTACGACCGCGTTTCGAGTGTGACGAACGGCGACAGCGAGCTGCCGGCGTTCTTCGGCGTGAGGGCCGAGCTCCAGGACGGCTGCCCATCCACCCGCATCCGGAACCGGAACACCTCTTCGCCGGCCAGGAACTGCACGTGGATGCTGCGCTGCGTGTTCACGCCACCCTTCTCGATGCCCTCGTAGTGATCGAACTCGGCGAAGACGATGTCGCCCACGGTGCCCAGCGCCGCCGTGTACTCGACAGGGATGAGCGGCCGACCCATGAGCGTCGCGTAGGGCGCCTGCGACACACCACCCGGCGGCATGTAGACCGGCACCCCGCCCGTGCCGACCGCGAGGGAGAGGCCGAAGAGCTGGGGCTCGATGTCCTGGCTGTACAGCCAGACGCCGGTGCTCCGGCTCGGCCCGTACGCCCGCGCGTAGATCTTGAGGATGTTCTCCGTCACGACGGTCGCCGCGAGCTGGTTGGTCTCCTTGGTCACCGTGATCAGGCACCCGGCGTTCAGGATGCCGAGCGGCTGCCCGGCCCCGGTCCCGTTCACGATCGCGTCCTCGATCTTGAAGGACAGCTCCTGCGGGACGATACGGTTGATCCGGGCATCCAGCGCCACCACGTCCTCGATCTCTTCCTCGGTGGCGTAGACGGCCGCGAACAGCTTGTTGAGCTTCAGGTCCAGCCGGTGCCACTTCGGCTTGGTGGCATTGACCGACTCAGCTTCGTCGCCCCAGTAGCCGCGGACGCCCCCGAACCGGGACCCATCGGCCCGGCTGGTCTCGTCCACGCCGTTGATGGCGAGTGAGTTCGAGTTCGGCCCGATCGGCGTCATGGTGACGCGCCGCAGGATCTCGCCCGTGTTGTAGACCTTCTCGATCATCCGGGACGAGAGTGTGGGCTGGAGGAAGAACCCCCCATCCGAGTCCACGGCTTCCGAGAGCCCCGTGGCGGCCCGGACCTGCTCGTTCACGAAGCGCAGACGCTTCTCCGCACGGGACGAAGCGTGGCCCTGCGCCTTGAGCCGGATCATCTGGCACTGCTCGCCGATCGAGGCAAACGGCTCCTCGGCTTCCCGATCCGCCCCGACGCGGACCGCGGGCACGGGCTCCTTCGGGACCAGGCTCGGCCCCTGGCGCGTCGCGACGCCGCGCATCAGCTCGGCACTGATCTCGGCCGCCGTCTTGTCGCTCTCGGCGTACGGGATCGTCTGCTCCGGCACGCCCGCGATCTCGCACAGCGTCCGGATCTCGGTGAGTCTGGCCTTGAACACCGCCAGCTCGTCGGCAGCCCCGCTGGGGGCCGCCCCTGTGGGCTGCTTCTCCGGCATGTGGTACTCCTTCGGAAGATCGGCCCCCGCTGGGGCCTCAGAGGCCGACGGCAGGTCCGCCGGCTGGGAGAGAATCAGAATCGGCATCGACGCGCCACCGGCGCCCAGCATCGTACGGGTGATCTGGGGGAGCAGCCCGGCGTGCAGCGCCTCACCCACGAGTTCCGGCTGGCCGAGACGTTCCGCCGCCGCCACGAGCACGGCCACTGCCCGATCGGGAAGTTCTGCCAACACCCCGGAAGGGACTTCAGCGCGGCGCGACACCGCGGAGGCCCCGCCCATCGCACGGCGGGCGAGGGCCCGGTGGGTCTGCTCGAACGTCGCCACCTCATCCACGAGCCCGGCCGCCATCGCTTTGGCCCCAATCATCACGTCGCCTTTCCCGAAATCGCGCTCGACCTGCGCCTGATCCACGTCGCGATTCCGGGCCACCGCACCCAGGAAGACGTCCGCCAGCTCGTTGATCCGCGCCTGAATCCGCGCACGGTCGGACTTCTTCGAGAGGTCCACCGTCTTGTCCGGGGTCTGGCTCGACACGAAGGTCACGATCCGGTTCCCGAACATGTCCTCCTGCGCACCGCTCTGGTCGGTCACGGTCGCGATCACCCCGAGCCCACCCACCAGCGCCGTATCGGAGGCCACGATCCGATCAGCGGCCGAGGCGATCCAGTAGGCGGCCGACGTGCCGTAGCCGCCGATGTGCGCGACGATCGGTTTCTGGCCGCGGGCCTCATACAACAGGTTCTGGAGGTCGGAGGCCCCGTTCACTTCGCCCCCGGGACTGTCCACCATGAGGAGGATCGCCTGGACGACCGGATCCTTGAGCGCCGCGCCAAGATCGGTTGCGAGCCGGTCGTAACTGGTCGCCCCCGAGATCGCCGTGAAGAGATCGGCATAGCGGAACATCGGCCCCACCACCGGGATCGTCGCCACCCCATCCCGCACGGTGACGGTGTGGGCGTTCTCCAGCGGCTTGCCGAGCTCCGCCTCCAGGGCCTCGAGATCCACGTCCTGTTCCCGGCTCGCGATGGCGATCATGAGCCGGAGCGTGTCTTCCGGGATCGCCCATGGCGTCCGGAGGACGTAGTCGAGGACGTGGCGGGCAGGACGGCGGCTCATTGCAGGAGCCCCGCCAGCCGACCATTCCCGTTGCGGCGTACGACCATGGCTTCCTCCTCCGTCTCTTCGGCGCCGTCGTCCGTGTCGTCCTTGACTGGGACCGGTGCCACCGGCTCGTCCGTCAAGGTGAGCCCGCGCTCGGCGATCATCGCGTCTTCTTCGGCGATGTCGTCGAGCGTCTCCTCGAGGTCCATGCCGCGTTCGGCCAGCACGCGGCGCCGGGTCGTGAGTCCCAGCTTAAGTTCCGTCTTCGTGGCTTCGACTTCGCTCTTGGGATCGAGCCATGTCCACCCGCGCGGCTGCCACGCGATTTGCTGGTAGCTCTCGAGACTCGCGCGCGCGTCCAGCCGACCCGCCAGCACCGCCATGCGCACCCACTCGGCATAGACCCGCTCGTGTAGCTCTTCCACGATCCACTGCTGGTGAATCCGGTACGTGTCCCGTTCTTCCAGGAGCCCGATCCGCCCACTGCCATAGGTGGTGTCGTTGAGATCTTGGGTCAGCGAGGCATAGGAGACGCCCAGGCCCGTGGCGATGGCCCGGAGCTCGGCCTTCGTGAACTCCGGGAACGCCTCGGTAGGATGCTGTGGATCCCAACTTTGGAACTCCCACCCCTCCGGCAGCTTCTCGAGCAGACCGGGCTCCACTTCCATTTGCAGCGACTGGGCGCTGTTGTCGCCGACGTCGGCGGGGAGCGGCTCGCTCTGGCGCTTGACGAAGAAGCCGCCCTTGGCCGCCGCCATGCGCGCCGCCACCAACTCCGCCTCGAAGTACGCGCGGAGGTGGTGCATATCCCGCATCACCGAGAGAAACCACGGCAGCCCGCGACTCTGGACGACGCGCTCGATGTCGAATAGATGGATGATCTGGTCGGCAGGGATGCGTTCGCGCGTGGCGCGCCCGCCGGGTTCGGCCGGATGGCCGCTCCAGAGATGGTACGCCACCGGCTCGTGCAGCCCGGTCAACTCGATGCCCATCCGGATCTCAGGAGCGCCCGGCCGGTCCGGCTTGACCGAGTAGGTGACGTCGAGCTGGTCCGGATCGAGCACTTGCAGTGCAAAGCCGAAGGCGTTCTCGGCGCCCCGCACGATGCGGAGCAGGGCTTCCCCGTCGGCCGGGATCGCCCGCACCACTTGGCGCTGGAGCCGGAGCCAGGAGTACCGCCCGTCCACCGTGCACGTCCCGCGGCGGCCCCAGAGGCGCCACGCCTCCTCGACCTTCTTGTTGACCGCGGTCCCGATCCGGGCCTGCAGGCGGATCCCGCCGGGACCGATCACGTTGGCGGCGAGGAGGTGGGTATACCGACGGGCCCATGGGACATTCGCCACGAGCTCGCGGGATCGCTGGCGCAGCACGTCCAGGGTGCCTTCGAGCAGCTGGTCCGCGCTCGCGTAGGACCAGACCCAGTCCTGGACGGTCCGATCCATCGCCGCGCCCGTGTAGAAGGCGCGAGGACGGGGTTGGAGCCACGTGCGGAGGACGCCCATCAGCGGATCCCCAGCCGACGCAGCACGCCGACGAGCCCCAAGGCGCCGAGGACGATGCAGGACCACCAGATCGAGAACTCGGCGGTGATCCCGATCACGAGCAGGGTCACGGCCGCCCCCGCCACGACATCCTCGGACGCCCACCGTGGCACGGGCTTAGGAGGCACGCTGAAACACTCCCGCCACGGATTGCCCGAACCGACCGGTCTTCTGGCGCTGGTGTTGGGCCTCGAGCTGGCTGTAGATCGCGAGGCGCTTGTCCCACGGCATCCGGGCGACTTGACGACCGGCGACCCCGTACTGCTCGATCAGCTTCTCGTCAGAGAGATGAGTGGTGATCGACGTTTTGAGCGCGAGGCGGAGGGACTCCCAGAAGGGTTGGAAGTCCCCCGCGGTTGACGTCAGCGGGTTCTGGTAGACCGTAACCGTGTCGTCGCTAATCCGTTCGACCCGGCCCGCGTACGTGCCGCTACCCTCGACGTAGCCGATCAGCCGGAAGGCGGACCCGTCCGGTTCGGCCGACGTCAGATTGTCGGTGTCGGTGGTGGCGACCGCGATCAGCCAGTGATGGAGATCGTCGCCCGAGGTCTGCCAGGTGCCGGTGATGGCAAGGTTCTGGACCCCGAGGAGCTGGTACTTGAGGGCCCAGCTTTCCGACTGCGGGTAGTCCGCCAAATCGGCAATGCGCCAGCGCCAGGAGAACCCGGCCACCAGCACCGTCGGCACGCCATCCGGTGTCTGCGGCGCCATCGTACGTCCATGATAGAACGTACGGGCGTCCTAGACATAGCCTCTACACTATACCGTTGTACACCGCTGAGTTGTACAGGTCGTGGACGGCGGATGTCGTGAGATTCAACCGGTAGGTGTTCGCGGGCCCGTCCCGCGGGCCGATCTGGAGGTAGTGGATGTCCACGAGCACGGTCAGCGCCTTGCTGACCTGCTGCTGGGAGAGGCGCAGGGCCCGGGCGATCGGAACCTGCTTGACCGCCCGGTACTCCCGCCCCGACAGATCCCCCACGATGTAGAAGAAGACCCGGAGGGCGGGCGAGGCGAGTCGGGGATGGTCCACGACGGAGCGCAGGGCAGTCAACGGACCCTGGCCCATCAGTACCGCCCCACCCAGCCGCGACGGGCCAGCTTGCCGGTCTGGGACCGGTGCACCGCGGCACGCGCCGGTTCCGGTGGCGGCGTCGGCGCCCCCGCCTCTCCCCTCTTCGGCACCCACCGCTCGAGGTGATCGTAGATCGCCGGCCCCATCAGATAGAGGGCCGCGAGGTTCCCCACCTCCAGGTCGATCGCCTCGTTGCGGTCGCGTTGCTGGACATACTGCGAGGTCCAGATCCCATGCACCCGGCGGCGCACCTTCCGCTCCGCCTCGAACTGCGCGAAGTACTCCCCATCAGCCCCGGTGCTCGTCGGCCGGCAAAAGTGCAGGTAGCCGGGCCCGGACGCCGGAATCCGGAGCCGCCGGAATAGGAGGTCTTTCGCCGTGTGCACGCCGATCGGGAACACGCGGACGTTGAACCGGTTCGGTTTCCCGGGACGGCCGACGAGCGGGCGACCCGCCCCATCCACACCCTTCGTCGCATGCACTCCCCGCCGCTGGCGCGGCCGGACGTACGCGTACACTTGCTCGGTGAGGTAGCCGGAGTCGATCAGAAGCAGCCGCAGCTTGAGCAGCCCCCCGAGTTCGTGCTGCCAACTCTTCTCGAGGAACGTGTCGAGTCGGTTCCAGACTTCCGACTTCGTGGGATCGCCGTACAGTCGCTCATGGGTGATGAGCCAACTTTCCTGGTCCGGGCCCCAACCGCGGATCGCGAGCTCAAGCCGGTCCCCCTGGACATCCACGAAACCGGTGAGGATCCCGACTGGCGCCGGCACCTCGGCTGGATAGGTCTCGGCCCGGGCGGCCAGGCCCGCAGCGTCCATCCGCTCGAGCAGTTCCTCCCACGACTCCCCGAGGGTCGTGTTCACAAACACCTGGAGCTTCTCCGGGTCGTCCTTGGCGTCGAGGAATTCTTGCACGATTTCGACCCAGCGGCGCCACGGAGCGTACAACCCATTGAGGTGGAAACTCGCCACCTTCCCTCCCGG